AAGTCTTCTTCTTCAAAAGAACGGTCAGAGCTTTCAGACTCGAAAATCTCTTTGTGTTCTTCCCCGTAACGTTTGTACTCCATACCGAATAACGCATTGAGACCCGGTAGGAGCTCTTTCAGCATCTGTGCGCGTGAAATAGCCATTATTTAGTCTCCTATACGCCAGTAGTATTATCGTACGAATGCCCGGCGTTCCACTTAACAATAGCTTCGGTAAAACCACCAGAGCTATTTTTAGTTTCTTCGACGAGATCAACAATACGTAATGGTAATGTGTTGGTAGTAGCAGCGGTATCAGAAATAGCTGCTTTAGAATTACCAGTAACAGTAGAACCTGTGTTGTTAACCATAGCAGCGTTCAAACCTACGTCAGTAAGCGCGAAGTCACCAATAGTTGTACCAGAAGATACAACAGCTACTTTAAACAACTGGTCTGGGTCGTCGCATACATACGCAACAGCGTCTGAAGCCACAGTTGACGCAGGCCAATACTGGGAATAGGTAGGTCCATTAGTCGCATCTGTATAGAAGCAGCCAAGAAACACACCTACAGGAGCCATAGCAGCATCGGGCGTTTCAAACTCGATAGTGCCAGCGGCAGTTAAACCAACAGGGTCGCCAAAAAAGATGTTCGTAGCATAACCACTAGCAATCGAAATATTACGATTTGCCCCGTTGTCAGCACGTCCGCCTATTTTACCTGTTGGTTTCAGCCCATAAGGGCCAGAAATAGTAGGGTAAGCCATGAAAAAATCTCCTTAAGGAAAATTAAATTGTTATGACCCTCTACCGAAAGTTACCTTAGAATCACGATCTTTAAATAACGGCATGCGCGGATCATTCTCCCGCATAAAACTGTTATCTACAGATTCCATCTGAGCTTTACTGTTGCCGTGATAATAATCTTCTCGCTGTTTAACTAAATCGTCAGGCATCTTACATAAGATAACCCCACCAGTTTCAACGAGCCCAGAAGCTATAGCGCTTTTATCAAGCACAGTTCGCATCTCAGGATGAGCCTTAATGGCGCACGGTTCCCAGCCTTCTCTGGTTTTACGAGAGAAGTTAGTAGGATCTTCAACTCCAAGCATGGAGCGTCGTACCCATCTAAAGGTATAACCCTCTTGTGGTATAGGATCGGGCAGTAGACTAGCTGGCTGCCATTGTTTTGTGCGGGTTTCATTCTCCCGAGTATCTGTTTCTCGCGGGCTTCGACTTTTATTAGGACTCGACATATTATGCTCCTTTACTAATTTTTTCCAGCTCACGATAGTAAGCCTCGTTAGACACACCAAGCCGTTTAGCTATAGCAGCCTGAGACTTATTTAGCACTACCTTCCTACCTTTAGGCGTCCGGCCTACTGGCGCAACAACGGTAGAGGGTTGTTGCTTTCCTTTTGGAGCTCCTCCGAGTTTATCGGGGAACACTTCTTTCATGCGAGCGTCGATGCGCTCGTAATAATGGTCAGTAGAAGGAGGTACTCCTTCCTTGACTAACTTTTGATGTAACCCCAGCGCAAAACTGGTCATCTCATCGTCAGCGCCAAACCACTCATTAGTTTTCCCCCATTCTTGAGCTCGAGTATCAGGAGCGGGAGGCGCTATGGGCGGCGGTTGGTTCTGTGGTTCATTATATACAGGGTTTCTAGGTGCCTGTAAAGCAAATTGGGGTGTAATCTGTTGTACGCGGTTGTGGTCTATAGTAGCTTCGCTTAACTTATACTGCGCCTCAGTTATCTTTTCTGAGTCTCCGTCCTCATACGCATCACGATATTGCCGCTTAGCGGACTCTACCGCTAGGTCAGCTCGCTTTTTAGTCTCTACTAACGCCCACGCCTCTCCAGTACTAAGTTTCTGACGTAATGCATCACGTTCGGCCATTAACTGCTGAGTTAACGTCGCCGCCTCATCTCGCTCGCGAGACGCCGACTCTTTAGCCCGGCGCTCATCGTGCCACGCCTTTTTCATCTGCGATATCCGTTGCTGAACTTTAGTAGAATAATTCTCTGCTTCAGTTGAGCTATCTAAATCTTCCAGCTCGTCCGATATCTTCTTGGGTAATGGGTCATGATCCCGGTCTGTCTCTGGGGTATCATCAGAAACTTCTACTACTAGCTCATCTTCAACTTCTTCCACCTCAGCCGTGGGTGGGGTCTCTATCTCGTCGCCGACAATATACTCAGTGTCGGCAAATATGTCTTCGTTGGCTTGTGCCATAATATATCTCCTAAATGCGGGAATATCCCGTTGGGTCTACAACTACTGCTTCTACAGAGTCGTCATTAATTAATCTAAACAGCTCTCTGCCGAATATTTTAAACCTAGTACCTGAATAAGCTCGTATAAGAATATGGTCTCCCACCTCACAATACGGACCAGAAGGAAACTTAGTTTCATCTTGGTATGCGTCTGGCCCCATATCTACTACCCGTACGACCATAGTAGAGATCTCTTCGTTCTTCATTACAATATCTGACTTTACTATCCCACTTTCATAAGTATCCTTAACATCAGGGAGAGCTACTAATAAGTGGTATCCCGTAGGAGTTGGAACGCTATCTGCGGTTAATTCCGTATTCTCTTTCATATATTTATCCTATTCTGCGTCGTTGTCTTCTGAATAAGCCTCGACGATATCTAAAAGCGCGCGCTCAGCTTCCGCTAGCCCACGTATTACGCCAGTCATATGGCGGTAGTCTCCAAAATCCTTAGCTGAGTCGTTAGCTAAACTATCAGCTGCGCGGTCCATAGCGCTCCGTAATTCGGCGCGGTAGAACTCCGCGAATTGTCTTATCATTTATTTCCCCCCGTTTGCGATTTAATAGCATCTGCTCTCATTTTTAGTCTCTCTCTTTCGTCCTTCATTAGTGCTTCTTTAGCCTTAAACGCCTGATCCACGCGTTTCTGCTTATCTTGGGTAGCTAGTCTCTCTTTCTCCAGCTCATTGTTTAACAGCGAGCTTTTGGCTTTATAAGCCTGATCTATCTTAGTACTAGTAGAGGCTTCAACTGCCTTAGCCTGTTCAAGCTCTGAGTCCATCATGGATTTCTTCGCTTTGAACGCCTGATCTACACGAGTAGACGCAGCCTGACCATCTATTTTAGCCGCTTCAATCTGTAGTTTAGTAGAGTCAATCTGGTGGTCCATCTCGTCTTTCTTCATTTTTCTCTGTAACTCACCATGCTGGATTTTCATCTCTTGCACCTGCATCTGAACTACTGGGTCCTCAGCTCTCTGCTGGGCCTGTTTAGCCTGCATCTCTTGTGTATTAGCTCCAAATACACGCTCCCCAGCTTCTGCTATTAACTTAGACAGCTGAACCTCAGCGTCCTCAGGGAGAGGTTGGTCGGGCGGAGGGAGCGGAACGCCGAGCTGTTGTTCTACTTGCGACCGATATAAGAACGCCATATGCTCGTTTATGTGCTCCATACCTGCAGCCATTTTGGCCTTACCCGCTGGCCCCTGCATTTCTAACATCTGCTGTATCTTGGGATCCTGCCCAAATGCCATATGCGCCGCCATATGCGACTCATGGTCCTGATGGAGAAACGCCTTAGTTGGTTTGCCTTTGAGTAGCGCCATATTCTCAGAAACTGGGTCTACTGGCATCTGATCGTCCTCTATCGGAATTAACTTCTCAGCGTTTTTAATGCCTAAAGTCTCTATCATCTGTCTGTGTAGTAACGGCAGGTTGTATATCTGCGGTGCTGACTGCGCTAACTGTAGCGCGGACTGATACTGCGCTATTCTCTGGCTCATAGTGGACGCATTAGGGTCGCTGACGGGTATCACCTCCACCATATTATAGTCGTTAGCCCTAGCTTGAGCCCCCTCCTTGCCATGAGCGTCGTATTCATACTCTGCAGGGGCGTTATCCCGCATTATTGTCATTAATAAGTACAACTCGTGCTTCATAGCCGCATGAACCCGCGCCTGAATAGCCGTCATTGTCTTCAAAGTGCGTTCTAAGACCGCTAGAGTTGACCCAACTGGCGCATTTGGCTGCATATCGGCGACGTTCACGTCACTTACCGCCGCAAATCTCCTACCCTCCGACACAATGTTCTCTAATAGTGAGTAGAGTACTACTGACGGCTCTTTGAACGGCAACGGCATGATATTGTCACGTATTGTGCCTACAGGCACGTCCACATCCCGGAATTCTCCCGGTGCTATGGGCATATCCCCGCCTTTTATTCTCAACCCACGAGTTCTGAACCCTCCGGGGAGGTTAGACAGCGTCCCTGCGTCCACAAGCTGCCTCAATATTGAGGTAGCGCCCTTGGCGAACCCACCGACGAGGTGAATAAGCCCAAAACCATAAAACCCAAACCCGGGTATATAAGTATAGTGCGAGAAGTGTATCCGTTTCTTCTTCTGGTCGTCATCTTCCCGCCAGTTTCTATATATAGACAGGACTGTATTAGACCCCTTATCTATTGTCACGATGTATGGCAGTTCTATACCCGTCTCGTTGCCATCCTCGTCTACGTCCTCGAATCCCTCTAAGTCTAACTCGCAGTGGACCTCGAGCAGCGTGTAACGGTCATCACTATCTGAAGTATATCCTCCCAGTGAGTCTTTACTATCCGCTATGTCGTCTCTGTCTGCTACAGGATCACCCAGCTCAACGTCTCGGTAGAACCCACTGACCTGCATTTTACGCACTTCATTGCGGGCTTTCTTCATCTTGTGAGTGTATCTCTGCGCTGATGTGAGGTCTGACGCCCCATAACTGACTACAAAGTCCTCCGCCGGGACGAACTGAGACACCGCCCGGTCTAATGAGGGGTCAAAATAGGTCTTTTTAAACGCTGAACCCGCTATCGGCAAGTTCCACAGCATTCTCTCGTGCTCCGATCTATAGTCAGTCATCTTACAGACCAACTGATAGTTCATATCCTCTTTAACCCGCTTCGCCGAGTCTGTCTTCTCCCGGGTCTCTTCCCCGAGTATCAGTGTCTTGACCGGCCCCTGCGGTGGGAATGTCTCTACTATAGTCTCAGACTGAAATTTTACTACCGCCTCAGCTAACAGCGGGTGGTAAACTCCGAATGCCCCTTCCCACGGCTCGTTTCTGTCCTCTATCTTCAGCCCTAACAGCTCCAGACCATCTTTTAGTGTATTCTCCCAGTCTGCCCGCGACCCTAAGTCTGTGTCGTACGCCTCTAGCAGGTCATCACTGATCCCATCTAGCACGTCGTCTTCCAGCTCTTCCGCTAGATTCACACCAAACTTATCCTCTTCCTCTTCCCCGGGCATTATTGTCATCTCCATATCACCCGTACTTATAGTCACGCTTTCTGGGTCGACAATCTCTATCTCCAGCGCCTCTTCACCTACGTCCTCAAGCCCCTGCGGAGCTCCATATAGTGCTTTTTCTACAGCCATAATACCCTCACTTATTAATAGTACGCAGCTCTAGGTGGCTGCCAATAGTCGTCCTCGTCCATATCTCTGTCAGACGGCAGTGAAATAAATCCCCCTGTGCGGAACCGCATCAGCGCATACACTGTGCTGTCCACCAAGTCATCGTGCGGCATCGCCGGGAACCCACAGACCTCGTCCACCACCTCTTCAGCCCACCTTCTGTTGACAGGGTACCACACCATGCCCGACGCGAATATGTCTGATACCGCATTTAGTCTGGCTACTTTATCCCCGCTAGCCCGCGTGGGTGTTATCTCCTGCACCGGCAACCCACTTCTCCGCAACTCTTGGTACAGCGCCGTCCCCGCACTTTTCTTCTCCACCACGAACCAATCTGGCTCCCACTCTTTATACTCCGCGTATGCCAACGCTTTTAACTCTGGAAACTCTAGCCTCTGCTTAATACTGTTTAGTAATATTATGGCCGCCTGTTTCTCACCATTCTCGTCGTTTCTGTAGAACACCCCCCACGTAGTCAACGCCGTGAAATCCGCCCGGTTGTTCTTCTCTGCTGCGGCATCCAGCGACATTATTATGTACTCACACACCGGAGGGTCCGCCGCGATGTACTCTTGCCACCACTCCCTCTTTATTATGGCCGACTCCGCCGCCGTGGGCTCCTGCATGTACTGCGCCGACCACTGGAATGACGGCATTGACGCCTTAGTTCTCAGCAGAGACTTCACATCCCACTGCTCCGGCCACAGTGATACTACCCTCTCATTCTCCGGCAGGGACCCCGCTGCATCTACTTTCTCTAACAGCGCTGGAAACTCTACTACGTCCCACTGGTCTGACTCTGGATTTCTGACCATATCCTCGTGCAGCTTCCCAATCAGGTCGTTCTCCGCCCACCGAGTATTGTGGCTTACTACGCCGTCTGCTATAAAATTTTCTGTTCTATCTACTTGAATGTCGTAAACAAGTTCACGCCCGCAAGGCACTATCTCACGTATCGTCGCTCTCGAAACGTCGTAAGTAATCAGCGGATTTAAGCAGTACCCCGGATGTTTTCCCGTACCCAATGGCAAGGTTGCAGTCGTTACATAAAAGTCCTCTAACAACCCCGGTGTCGTGGCAGTGGTCAACGCAAAGCTGTCCTTTTTGGTGAACCCTAGTGTTCTTGTCCGTTGGTGGCCGTTCGCATATAGCGCAGACTCCGTTCTGATCGGCAAGTATCTTGTCAAAACCTGCTTGGTCAATGCCATAGCGGTATTTAAGCCTTCTGTTACGCTTGCTTTCAACCGACTCACGCTTGTTCCCAATAGCCCAGTTGTGACTGTTACTGTGTTTCTTGCACAGGTTTGTTGCGTACGCGGCGGCGTCGCACCCATCGACACCACATTTAACGCCGGTTCTTTTGTATTTCCCATGATGCCCAACCGGTCGATGAGGTGCATAAGGATGTTTCCGGTGATACGCTTGCACTGATAGACACGATGGGCAGTACCCCGAGGTAGATTTAGGTCTCGCTCGGCGTTCACACCCTTCAGTGACACAAGGGCGTCCTTCGGTTTTAAGTTTTTCAATCTGACCCATGTAAGTTCTCCGTTGCGCTCCACAAGAAACGGGTGTCTCTTGTTAGCTGTAACTATTATACCACAAGTCGTTCTTATTTCCCACACGTTATCAGAGCCACTACACTGCCAATTACGTACTACTGAAGTAGCCACACTACCGTTATCGTATGTCGCTATCTCATCCCCAATATTAAGCGCATCTAGCCGTTTTTCACTACCATCACCCATGAGAACCTTAGTCGTTCCGACCATACACGCTACAACTGCTACTGATCCCCCGGGCATTAGCCGGGTTCTGGCGCCGTATGCATACCAGTCGTAGGCCCTCTCGAACACATCAAAGTTCCCACTCAGAATATCTTGCTCGTTATGAGGGTCGTCCACCACCAGCAGATGAGCGCCCCGCCCGGCTATCGCACCACCTATACCAACCGCGAAATACTCGCCCCCGAGGTTTGTAGACCAACGCCCAGCACTCTTACTATCCGCTGCTAGTGTTACATCTGGAAATATCTTACTATACTCCGGGGACGCTACTAAGTTCCGCACCTTCCGCCCAAAATCCACCGCCAGATCTGACGTATGTGACACCATCATTATCTTCTTGTCGGGAAAATTCCCTATAAACCACGCTGGAAAAAATATGGATGTTAGTTGTGACTTCCCGAACCGGGGGGCGATTGACACGGTGACTCGATCTTTGCGCCCGTAGGCCATGTCTTCTAGCAGGTTTGCTAGTTGTTTGTGGTGAGTACCCACCATGTACTCCGGCATCATCGCCTTAGAAAAGGTTAACAGCGAGTGTCGGCACTCATCACTATACTTCCGGGACGACAACTCAGTAACAATCCGCAGGATGTTTGTCTGCTCTGATACTGAGAACTTATTCAGGTTAGCCAGCAGATGTTTAGCATCTTTCGCTGTTAGTTTCGGTGTCGCAGGTAGTTCACTGGGCATTATCAGCCCCGATATTTTCTACCTCGATGATGTTGTTCAGCTTAGCTCTGAGGAGGTTCTCTAGCTCTGTAGTCCCTTTGTGTTCTATCACCACTTCGTGGCGTTCGGCAAATAGTCCAACATCACTGATCTTGCCTAGTAGTTCTAGGGCTTTAATTCTGTCGCTGGGGCGGGCACTTTCCTCAGACTCTTCAATGAGCTTCCCAGTGACGTAACGTCTTATCTGATTAGCATCCTCAATAAACAGCTCGTCGTACTTAGCTAGTAGTGATTCTAACTTTATAACAAGCGCGGGTCGTTGGAGTTCTAGTTCTGTTGGCACTCGCCCTTCGGCGAATATTTGTCTGGCCCTATCTTCATCTCGTTGGGCTGCGTGGGGTGGGACTTCAGCATCTGCATGGGTAGCTACAGCTGTTTTTGCGGCAGCCAGTATCTTCTCTCTGTCAGAAAGTCTCGCAGGTCGAAGTAGTGGCACCTTGTCTAGATATGGTGTTTTCATGTTGTTTCTCTTGCGCGGGAGCTACCCGTGTACGCCGAGCATACCAGAGTGCTGGCCATAACGCACTACGTTATGAGAATAAAAAGAGACTAAAACAGAACATCTCTACACCTGAGTCCCTTAACCCCGGAGTCCCAACCTGAACCAAGGGGGGTCGCTTTTCTGAATAAGTTTGAAAACTGAGTCCCTTAACCCCGGAGTCCCTTAACCCCGGAGTCCCTTTTCTGAATAAGTTTCAAAACTGAGTCCCTTAACCCGGAGTCCCAACCTGAACCAAGGGGGGTCGCTTTTCTGAATAAGTTTGAAAACTAAAATTACTCGGCTGGAATAGGCACGAAGTGCTGCGGAGGGACCCACAGCATTTTTAAGGGGGTGGGGGGTGGTTGTTATAACAGTCTAATACACGTTAAAACACGATAAAGCTGGACATTAAGGCTGGGTGTAGTAAACTGTAGGCAAGTCAAGAGCAATTCCGCCTTGACTGTAACGGAGTAAACGATATGAATACAGAAAGAAAGACATCGTATGAAACTAGGCGCGCAATAAGAGATCTAGCGTACGATCTCGATAAAGTATTAGACGCGCTTACCGTACTAGAGCAACAAGGCTTAAGCCAAGCCGAGTTAGTAGAGAGTGCGATGATTAATATGCAAGAACAGGTTACGTTAGTGGAGGGGCTTCGTGCCCCAGTGATTACATTCACTGATATCACTAACGACTAACACCTTAACCGCAACACTAACAGACACAAGGACGTGTCACCATTGGAGAGAATGACATGAACACGTATACAAGGGAAGATGCAACACGGAATATAGAACTAAAAGAATCGAATAAGTACTATCTTGGACTGGCAGATAAACAACTATATCGGCTAGGTAAACTGGTGATCAAGGCTATGAACGACAACAATAAGGGGCGCACGTTATCCCTTGTTGATATCGAAAGCGGAATAGCTGAACTGTACGAAGCATACTCAATGCTTCAAAACAAATGAAAACGTGGAAGCTATGGTTGATAGCCATAGCCGAGTTATTCGGGTTTATGTTCTGCTTAATTGCAGGATATACCCTGTTAGTGGTCTTGGACGGACTACTATAACACACTAACACTAAGGGGCACACGGACGTGCCACAACCGGAGAGAATCATGACAAACGAATATAAAATGCAAAAGCAGTCGTTAAACGCGTCGAGTGTAGACGCACTGCCTCGACATATCAGGTGCTATATCTTGGGACTGATTGCAACTCTAAACCGCGACCACGTAGTTGCAGTTATATATGAGGGTTCTGAATTTAATAAAAGTAATCGCCACGAGATATGGCAGTTTAGCATTGCCGACGTGCCTATAGCCGATTTTCAAAGCGGAGATTATAACTGGCACTGGATATACTTTACGCCCAAGATCCTATTCGAGATACTCATGAAAGATGAGGGAGCGTAACACTAAGGGGCTTAACCGCCCCTTTTTTTTGAAGGAACGGTCATGTTCGCAAAGCTGGGGAGTTTGCGAGCCGGCTTTGTGACCGTTCCCAGACTAGGGTTGGTGAGCGTTAAAACATGATAATAAAGGGTATAACTTGCTATTAAGGTTTAAAAGAGTATAATGGTTTACAAGGTTAAGGAATTAACCGATTACCAGAACATTGTAACGGGCGTTACAATGTCTAAACCAATAAAGGAAAAGTTATGACAACTAAAAATAAAAGCGTGAAAATCGTAGAACCTACGGCTAAAAAAGGTTCTAGTCTAACGGCTAGTATCAGAGAAGCGTTTAGCAAAAGCGTTGACCTTGCTATAACATCAAGCGTTGAAGCCGATTTGTCAATGGATAACCTAACAGTTTTAGTTCAAAATCAATTGAACGCAAACAAGTTAGTTAAAAATAAAAAGGTAGCTGGAAAATTACACGCCGTTATCCCTTTCACATTATGGGCGGAATATAACGAGATGGTTGAATACCGCCAATTTATAAATGGCGGCTTTACGCTAACAGATGGGGCGATTAGTTCAAGCGATTACACCACGCTAAAAAATCAAACTAGCACCACGTTCAACCGTCTAAAAGTTAGATTAATTACGGCTCAAGATGATAGCAAGGATTCAAAATCATATTCTTACTTTTGGGAAAAAAGTCTAGAAAAAGATTCTGTTAAAAATGAAAAGTTACGGAAAAACGCCGTTGCGGATGATAAAACGCCGTTAATAGAAACAATGGTTGCTAATGATTGTGATAGCGGCGACTATGAAAAAGGGTTTGCCATTTTGAACGGTGAGCGTGCAAAGAAAAAAGACGGTAAGGTTTTGGGCGTAATAGAACAAAAAGCAATAATCGCATCAATTAAAGCCGATCAAGTAAAAGCCGATAAGATCCCCGATCAGGAACTCAAAGCCTTTATTAAATTATTTAAGGAATCATCAACCGCAAAGAAAAAGGAATTTATGGTTACAATTAATAAATTAGCGTAGTAGTAGAGCAACACAAAAAGCCGCCTTAATTGGCGGCTTTTTTTTGCCTAAAATAAAGTGACAATATCACTCCGGTGATTTTGTCTGACCGTAGTATGCCTGATGCAGGTGAGTTGGTGAGGTTACACTAAGGAGAGTTTAATCAGGCGTTACCTACCCACGCATACTACGAGAGTTGTTAAGTTTCAACAGCTTACGCGATTCCTTGGGTTTGTTCCCATTTATTGTTGAGTAGCGAGGAA